TCTCCGGACTTGTTGGGGAGAGGCATCGGGATCAAACCGATGTAAACCGGCTCCACAGACCGGCGCATAATCACTCTGCCAGCCTCTCCACATCTTTGGGGCCGGCAACAGGAATCGAACCCGTAAGAGTCTCGTTACAAATGAGACTCAGCACCATGCGATACCGGCAAACTGGAGCCGCCTGCGAGAGTCGAACTCGCTACCTCTCGCTTACCAAGCGAGTGCTCTTCCATACGAGCTACGACGGCCCAAACGTGACTCCTTCCTGGCAACCTGCGTTGTCATAAAACAGATACTTCTGCCACACCTTCTCATCGCTGGCCTGTGCCCGCAAGATCCCGCGAGCCGTGTGCAGCGTGACCGGCCTGGGACGCCTCAGTAAAGGCATACCCGCCTCTTCGGGAGTCTGGTTGCCCTTGCGCCGGTTACACTCACCGCACGCAGCCACCAGATTCTCCCACGTCGATAAACCGCCCTGTGCCCGCGGAAGTATGTGATCAAGCGTCAACTCCGCACCTGAGAACACCTCTCCGCAATACTGGCACCGATAGTCGTCGCGCATGAGGATGTTCTTTCTCGTCATCTCCTGAGCGCGATGCGGAACCCTCGCGTAACGCTTCAGCCGAATCACTGAAGGAAACATTATGCCGACATGAACCTGCCGACCAGTGTCATGCTGAATGACAGCGCAGTCCTTCACGATCAACGTAAGAGCACGACGCGCAGCACAGATGTGCAACGGCTCGTATGACGCATTCAGCACCAGCACCGGACTGCGCATCACATTTCTCATCATCCTTACCTTTCTGGGGCTGGTGCCCGGAATCAAACCGGGGTCATCGCGTTACGAGTGCGACGCTCTATCATCTAAGCTACACCGGCACAAACTGGAGCGGAATGAGGGAGTCGAACCCTCGCCCGAATCTCGGCAAGATTCCATGCGACCGTCACACCGATTCCGCACTACAACTTCTGGATCGCCAGCAAGGGATCGAACCCTGATCTGATGGGTCAACACCATCCGTCCTACCGTTGAACGACTAGCGATCAAACTTGGTCGGGATTGCGAGGCTGCCAGTCTCGCACTAGAGCGCCCCATGCGCTCCGTGCTTTGAGCATTCCGTCCCGTAGGGCTCTGGCTCAGGCCGTTTACACTAGCTCCCGATAATTCTGGTTCCCCGCGATGGACTCGAACCACCATGACAATCTTCAGAGGATTGCGTCCTCCCATTTGAACGAACGGGGAACAATCTCTTACATCTTCCACATCCCGTCGTGAAACTCTCGGTGACAGTTGGAGCACAGCAAAATACACTTATCCAACTCCGCCTTAATTACCGCCCACGACTTTGAAACCCTGCTTACCGCAAAATCTTTCTTGGAAGGATCTACATGGTGAAAATCCAATGCCCTGACACATCTGTCGTAACCGCATCGGCAACATTTTCCTCCCTTGTATGCAACCGCCTTATCCTTAGTTCGCGTCCTCCAACCGATCACAGCCTGCACGTTCCCAGCCGCCACTTCTTCTCGCGTTCTATGCCTACGATATTTTGCCCTGCACTTATGACTGCAATACTTCAAGCACGCCCTTATCGGTGTCCCACATCCTTCACACTGACCTTCCGGCTTACGCTTCGGAAAGCGACTGTTGTTGTAACTGCCAGCACATCCATGTGAGCAAAACTTCTGTCGCCTAACAATAGAAGACCTACGTCCACGCAACTCAATCACAGCTAAACACTGTAAGCATCGATTCGGACTCTCGGAATACAGATCAATAGCTTTCTGTCTTGATAACGCCGCCGAAGCCTTAGTACCCGCTGCTTGGATATCTTTTCTCATCCTCCCATTATACTGGCTGGGGCGGAGGGAGTCGAACCCCCATCCTCTTTTGAGCACTTCGGTTAACAGCCGAGGCCGATACCGTTCCGGGCACACCCCATCAAATCAATTGAGATACCGAGCAATAAAAATCCCTGGCTGGTTGGCCAGGGTGTATGTTCTGCGAGAATCCTCGCGCATAAAACCCCAGCGACTAGCGCATACGATTACCACCCGGCTGTTGTGCCTGGGTTGGGAACGCGCGCGTTGTCGCCAGATGCTTCATATCGATTCCTAGCTTCCCATACGTTCCCTTGAAATGCAACAACTAATTTTATGGCGGTTTCGACGGGACTTGAACCCGCATCTTATCCCCTGACAAGGGAGCATCCTACATTGAACGACGAAACCAAACTGGTGCAAGCGGAGAGATTCGAACTCCCAATGTCCTCGAAGAGGATCCTGATTTACAGTCAGGTGCAGCCAACCGTATCTGTCCTCGCTTGCGAAATGGAGGAGGGTGCGTGGATTTGAACCCGCGATACCTCTCGGTATTCTAGTTTTCAGGACTAGTGCCTTCAGCCACTCGGCCAACCCTCCAAACTGGCGATGAGAGTGAGATTCGAACTCACGACACCCCGATAAAGAGGTGCGCTGGTTTAGCAAACCAGAGCCTTCAGCCGCTCAGCCATCCCATCATACTTGGTGCCGATGGTCGGAATCGAACCGACAGTCAATCACGAAGTTTTGAGCTTCGCCGCTTTGCCTGTTTGCGTACATCGGCCAAACTTGGTACCGGTGAAGGGAATCGAACCCCCAAACACTTCGTTCTAAGCGAAGCTGCTTTGCCTATTTGCATACACCGGCACATGGTGCGCTGGGTGGGCCTCGAACCCACAATCACCAGGCTCTCGACCTGATAGGTATTCCTATTCCCGTCACCAGCGCAATCAATTGTCAAAGAACTGGAGCACGACTCCCGAGTCGAACGGGACAAGAGCAGATTTGCAGTCTGCCGACTATCCGATTGTCTTGTCGTGCCCTGGTACGGGGAGCGGGCCTCGAACCCGCAGACAGGACTTTTTAGGAATCCCCGCTTTGCCGATTTGCGTATCCCCGCAAACAACAAAACCCGCCATCTGGCGGGTCGGTGTGCTTCAGATCATCTCTTGCTAAGTCTGATCCAGAACACGCCGACTCGCACTCAGGCAATCGAGTGACGAGAGATAGCGCGAACTGGATAACTGCATCTTCATTTCCGTACTCCTAATGGTAGCGGCCAGCAGAGTCGAACTGCCGATTTCCAGCTTATGAGACTGGCGTGAAGCCATCATCACTCGGCCGCTTTATTGAGTACACCACAGACTCGATATTCCTGCAAGTAAAAAGTGAGGCCATCCCATCTCTAGGATGACCTCGCCAACCTAACCAGCTTGCCGGCCGATTACTTCGCAGACTGAATGCGCGCCATCTTGTGATAAAAAGCGATCCGTTTAACGTCCGACACGATGATTCGGTCGCCCTTCACTTCAGCCTTCCACACATGCGTGCTGGGGTAGGGTCTGAACGAACTGTCGCCGCTCTTGCCGGACATCAGGACAGACCGCTGCAACGGATACGAATACCCGAGCTTGGTCAGCTCCCTCTCCAGATCCTTCTCCTTCACGCCGCCCGGAGCCAGCGCCTGCTCCAGACAATACCGCATCGTTGATCCCTGCTTGAACGGCAGGTCGCGGCCCTGGTCGTCGAGCTTGATGAGTCCCTGCGCCTTGGCCACCTTCGGATCGATCTTGGCCGTGGACTTGGCAGTCCGCACATGCTTCTCGCCCTCGGGCTTGGCCGCTTTCTTCGTCGCCACCTTCGCCGGTGCCTTGACTGCTGTCTTATCGGCCTTGGGAGCTTCCGCTTTCTTCGCTGCCTTGACCGGCTCCGCCTTCTTCACTGCCTTGGTTACGGTCTTCGCCGGTGCCTTGGCTGCGGCCTTCTTGCTGCTGCTCTTCGCAGGTTTGGTTGTGGTGGCCACGGGTTCCGCAGCCTCGATGTTGCTCAGGTCTACATCTTCCAGATCGAATTCCATATTGGCAACTTTCTCAGGTGTCATATTCGTCCTACCTTCCTTGATGAATTTCCTACATGCTGCACGATCCCTACAATGAAGTCTGCATTCTGTATCGGCTTCAGAGTAACCCTCTGTCGCCGTCTTGTTATTGTATACCACTTTCATGCGTCCAAAGCAAGAGCTGCTGTCCGATTCTTCGTACAATTTCTTCAAACATGCATGGCAGGTAAGACTGGTCACCGAGTAATTGCCCGTCCTGACATCGCCCAGAGAGAACATCCCCCGGCACGTCACACACTCCAGCACCTTGACATCGTCCTCGCCCAACTTCGCATCTGCCGCCATCACGCTCTCCAGCACTCTGCTCTTCGACTCCAGATCGCCCATGATCAACTCTAAGTCGTACCGAGTGACCCCAAACCTGGAACATGCATCTGGAATACATGCTATGTCATTCGCTGTCCGTCGTCTAATCCTGCCCGCATCCGAGACAATCACGCCCAGCAGAAACGACAGCGCCGCCGGCGGAATAGCGTAGCAGACCTGCACCACACCCGAGATAGCCTGAAACATTCTCTCTGGCGATACATTATGCGATGGGATATCGATGTGGGAAGCGCCGTCCTCGCCACCGATCGGCGCATCCAACTCGACCAACTTGGTAACCCGCTTACGCGCGCTCAACGGAATCGAGTACCGGCCAGAGAACAGCATGTCGAGTCCACGGAATAGGTAGGTCGAAAACTTGCTCTTGAAATGAGTCGGTGCGTCAGACTCTGCCCAGTGCTGCGTGTAAGACTGCTCGGTTTCCCACGCCTTAATCAAACCCTCTTGGATCACGTCTTCGAGGTCGATCCAACGCTTATTCTCCGGAGCAATATGCTGGTAAGTTTTGATTGCCTTCTTGTGAACCATGTCGCTGCACGAATCCACCATACGGGAGATGCCAGTCACGCTCATTGACGAACCTCGAAATCGAAATAGGATACCGACGAAGTAGAACACCACTCGACTACAGTGTCAACTGCAAAGCAGTATCCGATAGCAAAACACCGCGCTCAATCCAAGCAAGCATCTCCGCGAACGCATCGTCAGAGTTAGTATACCGCCCAGACAACATGGCGCGCGCTACCACACAATCCCCGTCGCAAAGTTCCATCTCTAAAGCAGATAGATGCACCAGCACCTTTACATAACGCATGTGAATTACCCCTTCACTTCAGATTTGTACTACGCCTTCAGATACGTCTTCATCTCCGCCTTGAGATCCCTGAGATCCGCCAGCAGATCGTTCTTGGTGTACCGCTGCATCTCCGTCAGAGTCCTGACCGTCTCCAAACGCTCAGGCGTGGGGAACAACTCGAGCAACCGCAGATTCAACTTGTCCTCAGCATCCGTCGATCCACTCCTGCCGCTGCACTTGGGCATGCCGCGCCAGTTCCCCTGCCAGTCGAACAGCTTGGACACCAGAGGATACATGACCTCGCCGAACGTCAGCGTCAGCTTGGCAATCAAGATCATGCGATCCCGCACGATGTTGTTCTCCGCCAACCTGAGTAAATTGTAATTGTCCTTGCAGGCACCAAAGGTGCGACCGACAACACCACCCCCAGCTGCGACAACCACCGGATAACCGCTCCATACCTTCCAATGATACAACGGCCGTGAAGTCTCCCACATGCCGTCAGAGAGCTGTCCGAGAATCTCCTTCTCGAACAGAGCCTTCTGCACTACATTCCTGACCGTGAATGTCTTCTCTTCACCTCATGCAACAAAACCGTTAGGCTGCTACCCGTTGCCGAATGCGCCCACGCTAATTCCGGTATGGCGCACAATCTCTGATACTTGAGCGAACGTCGTGGGGTCTGTGCGATTGGAAACTCCGCCAAACAAGGTGTACCCACGGAATCCGTCATCGTCTCGCTGGTAGATAAACAAGCTGTCAAACTGCTGTGGCCGGTGCGTAGCGTGGTGAAAATCTCCGCTCGAAATCAACCCTTGCACGTCTGCGGTTGTCATCTGTATGTCCTCTGCAACAAAACCAGATTAGTAGCAACCTTGCGCAATGTCAAGCTATATCGTACAACATAACGCAATATGTAATAACCAAAGAGTAAACAGTGCGCTATGCCGTTGATACTGAGTCCAGACCTGGACTTGCGCTTAGGGTACAATTCAGCCATGGCAAAGGTTGGCAGACCGAGCGAATACGATCCAGCAGTCGCAACAGGGATATGCGACGCCTTGATTGCAGGTCACTCTCTGACTCAGATATGCACACGCGACGAGTTCCCGGCAAAGCCTACTATTCTCAAATGGTTGTGCGCGTATCCTGTGTTTGCTACCCAGTACGCCCGTGCGCGCGAGATGCAGATGGAATTGATGGCCGCTGAAATCATTGAACTTAGCGACGATAAGAGCGATGACGTTACTGGCGAGTTGAAGATGCCCAACGGTGTGGCCGTGCAACGCTCGCGCCTCATGGTTGATACACGCAAGTGGTTGATGAGCAAGCTGGCTGCGAAGAAGTACGGTGACAAGGTGCAGACAGAGATCAGCGGGCCGGACGGTGGTGCGATCCAGGCTGCGATTACGGTGGAGTTTGTGCGGCCCAAGCTGAGCGAGTAGTTGCCCCTGTATAACAATCCGTGTATAACAGTGGTTGAGGTGTTATACAGATGAGCACTCTAATGGCAGTGCGCGTTCCTGATAATCTGGTCAAGCTGATTGACGCAAAGGGCAAGCGGTCGGCGGTCATTGTGGAAGCTCTTGAGCTTATGTTTACGGAGTCGATACCCTTCGAGCATGTCCCCTCATGGATGGACTCTAAACGGAAGGTCGAGATTGTCGATAAGGGCGATCCGCATTTCGTGGAGGTGATTCCAGCCCGCTCCACCAAACCCGCGTGCTATGTTCCTCCAAGGTTTCGTAAATGAGCGTTGAGTCCATCAAGGCGCAATTCCCCGAGAAGCTGGCACCGCTGTTTGAGCCGCACCCGTACAAAGTTCTCTATGGGGGGCGTGATGGGTGCAAATCGTGGGCAGTGGCTCGCGCTCTCCTGATTCTTGGCAGTATGAAGCCTCTGCGTATCCTTTGCGCACGTGAGACGATGGACTCGATTCGGGAGTCTGTGCATCAACTCTTGAGCGACCAGATCGTGTTGCTTGGGATGGATAGGTTCTACCAGATATTGCAGTCGGAGATACGCGGCGCGAACGGCACAGAGTTTGTGTTTGCTGGGTTGAGACGCCAGACTGTCTCATCCATCAAAAGCTATGAGGCAATTGACATTTGCTGGGTGGAAGAGGCGTCTGTTGTCTCGCGCCGCAGCTTGACTATCCTATTGCCCACCATCCGCAAACCTGGGTCTGAGATATGGCTGACGCTCAACCCGGACCTGGAGACGGATGCAGTGTATCAGGACTTCATCATTGACCCGCCTCCGGGTGCATTTGTCTGCAAGACCTCCTACCACGACAACAACTGGCTTTCGCCGGAGTCTGCCCAGAAGATCGCCACCCTGAAAGAACGCGACCCCGATGCGTTTCATCATGTTTACGAGGGTGGTACCCGTTCCACGGTCGAAGGCGCAATCTACAAGGCCGAGATTCAAGCAGCGGAGCGCAACGGGCAGATACGGGAAGCGCCGTACAATCCAATGTTGCCAGTCGATACATTCTGGGACTTAGGCTATGCCGACAGGGTAAGTATCTGGGCAGCGCAGCGCAGTCCATTCGAGATACGGGTGCTGCGCTACTTCGAGGGCGACCATCAGGCAATTGACTTCTACCTGCGCGAGATGCAGACGTGGGGTTACGTCTTTGGTACATGCTATCTTCCATGGGATGGTGGTACGATCAGCCTGGGAACGGGCAAGAGTATCGAAGAGATCATGCGTTCCAAGGGGTTCAAGACGCGGGTCAATCGCCAGTTGAGCATTGCGGACGGCATCAACGCGGTACGGACAATTTTCCCGCAGCTTTATTTTGATGCTAAGATGTGCGCAGATGGTTTACAGTACCTCCGGAGATACCAATGGGGGCCGACAACGGCTCTAGGCGTTGCAAGGCGGGAACCGCTGCATGATGACGCTTCACATCCCGCAGACGCACTTAGAACGCTGGCAGTAGGCATCAAGGAACCAGAACGACCGAAGACGAAGCCGAAGGCAGCACCGCAGAGACAATCT